CCATGAGGCCAAGGCTTACCAGATCTTGGACCGCGAAGTTTCCCACTACATTGGGAACGGCGTGGTAGAACCTTTGCGTATCGACTATCGTAACTTTGGCGCCGGATCCATTCCGGTCCTCTACTAACTATGGGATTGGCTGGACTAGCTGGGGCAGGACTTGGTTCTGCTGTAAGTTTCTTGGGCGGACTCCTTCAGGACGAGGTTGAAGCGCCTCAATATGTCCCGATCTCCACGGCGGAGGAGCTGAAGAGCGCCACTGCCGCGAACATCGGCGTCCTTGGGCAGGCGGAGCAGCTTGCCACACAGGTCAATAGAGGCGCTCAACAACGCCTCTTGGAATCGCTGCAGGCTGCCATACCGGGCTACAGCGCGATGACCGGTAAGACAGCGGAGAACATCCAGGCCAACCTTGAGGGAAGAATCCCAGAGGATGTGCAGCGTGCCATCCAACGGGCCAGCGCCTCTAGGGCTGTGGCTAGTGGTGTGGCTGGCAGTCAATTCGGACGCAATCTCACTGCACGCGATCTTGGCCTGACCTCGTTGCAGCTGATGAATCAGGGCGTGCAGCAGAGCAATCAATTCTTGGCCAACGCTCGACAGAACCTCACGGCTCCTCAGTTCGATGTATCGAACATGTTCGTCTCTCCGGCGCAGCAGCTTCAGGTGACGGCTCAGAACCGCGCCAATCTTTACAACGCTCAGTATTTGCAGAACCAGCTTGAGGCGTCTCAGGGTCTTGGAACTATGGCTGCTGGAGCGTTTAGGACGATTGGTGGAGCGATACCTGGATTGAACTTGTTCAGCAAGACTCCTCAGACTGGAGGAACCACTCCTAGAGGTAGTGGTACTGGATACTGGGAGTTTACTCCTGAGACTGATCGTCTTGGACCTGGATTCTAATCACGACCTATGGCTATCAACGCACAGTTTCCGAGCTGGGTTACCCAGATGCCCATTGCCCAGCAAGAGCTTGGGCAGCAGATGGGACGCAACATCCTTGAAGGGCTGAGGTTCCAAGAGCAGAAGCGGCAGGCTGCTGAAGAGCAACGCCGCTACGATGCGTTGGCCCCGATGCGTACGGCGCAGATGGAACTGATGAGGGCGAGGACCACTCAGGAGATTCTCGATGCCGAGAAACAGCGAGAGGCTCTCAATGTTGAGAACAGGTTTAATGCCAATCAGGTGGAGGCTCTTAGGTTCCAAGAGGGTATTGCTCGATCTGAAGGCAATTACTCTTCTCCTGAAAACGAGGCATCGTTCTACCGTTTCTTGTCCAAGAACCCTGACTTTGCTAGAACTCGATGGGCGAAGAAGATGGAGGAGAATTTTGAGCTAGGACGACAGAACGCATTCAAGGCTGAGCAGCTTGAGAAGAGTCTTACAACTAAAGTTGATGTGGCCGAGATCAGGGGTCAGCCAAAGGTCACTGAAGCTAAACGAACTCTGATGGTTCCGGGCAAGGGCCCAGTCTACGGAACTCAATCTGATCTGGAGAAACTTGCAGAGAGAGACCCTGACGTTAAGAAGGCTCTTGAAACGGGTTCTTTCGGTCCGAAAATAACTCAGAAGCAGACGGAGTATGGAACTGAAGTTACCAAGACTTGGCCAGCTGGAACTCCTCAAGAGGTGATCGACGAGTGGGAGATGTCGGGTGCTTCTGGTATTCAGCCACCTCCACCAGGCGCTCCTAGAAACACCACCACCAACGCACCTAGCGGCGGCTTTCAACTGAACGGATACACAATCAGAGCCAAGTAACCTATGCCTATCTACGAGGTTACTCAGGATTCAACTGGTATCACTCTGGAGATGGAAGGCGATACGCCACCGTCTCAACAGACAGTTGATGCGGCGTTCAAGCAGTATGCTGCAATGAACCCTTCTCAGCAGAAGGGCTTCGTCACCAGCCTGACTGATGCTGTCCTTGGCCCTGAGCCTGAAGCTGTCACTCCAACTCAACCTCCAGCCGCACCGATCAAAGCTCTGGAAGGTGTTGAGGCGACGCTGCGGGCTCCGATGACGTTTAGGGAGCGCCTTCAGCAGCCTGAGATACAAGCCAAACGGTTTCCCGCCTTGGCTGCACTTGAGGATCAGATTGCTCAAAGCATTGGCCTAACAACGATCAGCAAACCTGCTGGATCGAAACTTGAGCAAGGAGTCGGTGCTGTATTTGAAGCGCCCCCCGGAAAGCGTGAGGCGTTCAAGCAAGCCTTTGAAGCTGCTGGCAATCTGATCGGCCCTAAGACTGCCGCAGCTGCCGGCGTCATAGGTGAAGCCACTGCTGACTTCGTTGCCTCTCCTGGAGGTATCGCGACTCTCGGCATCGGCACAGGACTTAGGAGTGTTGCCTCGATACCAAAGGTTCTTCAAGCAGTTGAAGGAGAGGCGACAGCATCAAGCCTTCTCAGGGCCGCTGACACTTCTCGCATCGCTCAGAACCTGGAGCGTGTTGCTGTCGCTGGGTTCACGAAGCCCACTGTTGACTCAGCCCTGCTATCAACCCGCGAGGCTGTTAAGATCATTGATTCCGAAGCTCCCGCTGAGGAGAAGGTTAGGGCTGCGACTCAAGCCGGGCTGTCACTTCTGTTCACTGGCCTTCTTGGGGCTGGTGCTCGCGAATCCTTTAGGAGCCGCACTGGACTATTGGATGACGCTCAAGCCATGGAGACGTTGGCTGGTCGTCAGATCGCTGCCCGTGACGCTGCGCTGAATCTCAAGAAGGTTCGTGAAGAGATTGCCTTCACTGAAGCCAACCTTCCAGAACGTGGTGTGGCTGGAACCATCACGCCCGAGGAAGCTCGCAACGAAACGCAAATCAGGGCGCGTCTGGCTGAGACCAGAGCCTTGATGGATCAGGCCCTTAACGAGGCTGTAGCGGCTCGCGTTATAGACACTGGCGAGATGACCGCCATCGAGAGGCTCCGGGCTCAAGGCGCTGAAGTCTTTGCTCCGGAACGTATCGGAGAAGGCCCTCGTCCTACGCCTCAATCCACAGCCCCAGTTGAGGGAATGCTACCGCGAAGGCTTGCCGGGCAAGAGCCATTTGTTGAACCGCTCTCGCGCGAGCTTCCAATCGAAGCTGAGGTTCCTCCTCCATCTGGAAAACCCCTTCGTACTGCCGCTGAAATCCGGGCTCAGAGAGCTGGCGTTGAACCCCGACCTCTTGAAACGACAGGCGAAAAACTATCTAGAGCACTTGAACAAAACGACCAACGAGTTGCTGCCGAGGCGATAACAGAGGCGCTTGAATCAGGAGCCGCACAAGGTGAACCAGTTGTTGTAACTCGAAAACTGATTGAGGCCGAGCTCGGCATTGGAAAGCGTCGCGTTGGAAGGCGGGCAGCCGAAGAGATAATCACTAGAGAGACAGAGCAGGCTAAAGTCGAGGCTGAGAAGGCTGCTTTCAATGAGGCGTTTGACAATGTCATCAACAAATTGATAGCCGAGGATCAGGTTAGACAGGCTGAACAGGCTCGTCAGCTTAGGCAGATAGAGGTTGAGCAGTTGAGGAAACGACGAGAGGAGATTCTTGCCAAGAATCCAAGGCTGAGCGCAGAAGAGCGCAGGGCTTTGATCGAAGAAGGGCTGTTCGTCGAACAACCTCCTAGCCCTCCAGTTGAGCTTCCGGTTGGCCAATATCCTCCTGAGGGATTTGGAACTGGCGTTATACCCAGTGAAGCCGAAATGGCCCGTCGAGCTGAGGTTCGCACACAGGCTGCAATTCGTGGACAAGCCAAGGCGCAAGAGGCTAAGGGCCGCTTCTCTCAAGCCGCTGAATCACTGACTCAGAGCCTTGAGAACCTTAGGGTGGATGTGACCCCTGGCGTTGGTGCATTGCCCATCGTTGAGTTCCTTGGTCAAAGCTGGAACGGAGCCTTGGTTGTCGCTCAGTCGATGATCAAGGGTGGTGCTAAGGTGGCTGACGCCATTGAGAAGGCTGTCCGCTACGTTAAGTACGACTTCCAAGGTAAGTTCGATGAGGCGCAACTGAGGTCTGCGCTGGCCAGTGCTCTAAGTGAAACGCCAAAGATAATTCCAGGACCTGGACAAAAGCCTAGGACCGTATCTCAGCGAGTGGCTGGATCTCCTGCCGTGCCTCTTGAGTTGAGGCAGCAAGTGGCAGCTTCACCAAAGGCTTCCTACACTCCTCAGACATTTGAGAAGTTGACGTCTGACGCGTCGATGATGACGACCGATCAGCTTGTAAATGACATTGCCAACGTAAACTCACCCACCTTTGTTGCTTCAGGTAATGAGCTTTACAACAGGCGATTGAACAGTGGTGACATGGCTGGAGCATTGGCTTTGCTAGACCAGCTATCTCCGGACGCTACATCCACAGCACAAAGGCTAAATCAATACAAGCTACTCAAGTCTTCCACGCCAGAAGGTTTGGTGGCGATGGTTCAATCCGCTCGTAAAAAGGCTGGAAAAACTGGCCTGACTCCAGAGCTTGCAAACAAGCTCAAGGCTGAGATGGAGGTGTTCACTCGAAACCGTGACGCCTTGGATGGCATCGATAATGAGTGGGCTGGTGCGATTGAAGCGAATGCTCCAGAAGAAACCATAAGCTCAATCAAGGATCGTCGCGCTCAAGTAGAGGCTGCTGCTAATTCAGCATCCGTTGATTTGAATTTGGCCTTAGCAAAAGCAAATCCAGCTAGCGCCACTGATCTTATTTTAGCTTCAATTCAGGGATCAGTTTTGTCTCCGCTTTCAACCGTAAGAAACATAATTGGAAATACAATAAACATACCTCTTAGAGAGGTTGCTGATATTTCATCTGCTGTCGTTGATAAGTTGGTTACAGGTGGAAAAAATAATACTTACGATATCAACGCTAGAACAATTGGAAGAGTAAACTCTTTCATAAATTCTTTGCCTGCTGCTACGAAAGTGATTTTGAAAGGTTCCGACGCTATGCCCTATGAAATAGGAAAGGATGTCGGCAATCCTTTGAACTTCCAAAGGTCATGGCAGAACATATTCGAGGCATTGTCCACTGGCAGTGTTGACAATCCAAGCCTATTGGCTAAGGATGTGTACGCTGGGACAATAGGTATTTTCCCAGATCTGATGCTTCGGGTTCAGCAAGCCACTGACATTCCGTTCAAAGAAGCTCAGCGTGCCGCCACTGTTGAAGAGTTTGGACGCCGTATTGGACTGTCCGAAAATCAGATCGAGCTGGCTAAAAAGAACATTCAAAAGGTCAAGATCACAGAGGATCAGGCAGCCGCTGGAAAGAAAGGATTCACTCAGGATCAGATCGACCAGATCGAGTTCGAGTCAGCCAGGGCTGTATATCAGCAAGACAACGCTGCAACTGAGGCTGCTGGTAATCTTAATAGGTGGATAAAGAACAAGATTGGTCCAGGAGGTTACATTCCTTACCGACTAATCACTCTGTTTCAGAAGACTCCAATCAATGTTCTTGGAGAGCTTTTGAGTTTTACACCTGGAGTTGGAATGATGATGTTGAAGTCGAAGAATATTACTCCTAGGGAGAGAAACATTCTCATATCAAAACAAATTTTGGGAGCCATAGCTGTAAACACGTTCTCAAATCTGTACGACAAAGGCATCATCACAGCGCCTCTTGATACTCCCGCTGAAACTGAGAGAGCTAGGCAGTTGGCTTTATCTGAAGGAGCCATGCCTCCAGGAACTATAAACTGGAGCGGTCTGAGTCGTTATGTTAAAGGTGAGAGTCCGAAGTTTAAGCCTGGAGACAATGTCTCTGACCTTAACGCTTTGGGTCTTCAAGGTGGATTGGCCTCTATGGTTGGCATGGCCAAGCGCGTCAAAGAGAAGAGCAGAACTGGTGAAAGCGACATACTTGCCACCAGCTGGGGAGCCCTAATTGGAAACCTAAACTTCGTGATGAATCAGGCGTTTCTCAAAGGAACGTCCGAATTTACGAAGGCACTTAACGACAGCCGCAATCCTCAGGAGGCTTTCAAAAAGTTCGCTAAAGGACTCCTTACAACAGCTGCCTCTCCGGCCGCGCCAAACATTCTTGCCTCGATTGATAGGGGCAACCGTGAGTATATGCCTGTGCTCAAGGAGGATGGCGTTCTCGACAGCTTCGCCAATGAGATCAATCGGCGCATGAAGGTGATTGGCCTCAGCGTTCCAGGCGCCACTGAGCCAAACAAACTTCCGCTCAAGCGTGATCTATGGGGCGAGGCAATTCCCCAGACGCCTAAAGGAAGCAATCCTTGGATCTATAACCTGATAGACCCTGTCCGTGTTCGTTCCGTTCAAGCGGATCCGCTTAACGCTGACGTCTATAGATTGTGGCGCCGCACCGGAGAGGAGAAGGCGATACCAACACTGCCACTTCCTAACCTTGAGGTGCGTGGAGTTAAGTACGAGAGGATGACGCCAGAGCAATATGATCGATACGCTCAGTTGGTTGGATTCTACAGAAGGACCTTGTCTGAAAAGATCTACATGAGCGGTGCATTCGCTCAGGGAGATGACAAGGCCAGGCTTAAACTTCTCGGAGAGGCTTATTCCCGTGGCCAAAGAATGGGCAAGTACAAGTTCTTGCAGGAACTCAAGGCCAACGGACAATCGCTAACGCCACTGACTGAACGTCGTGGATTCGTAGAAACAGAATAACATGAAACTCAAAGAACTGGAACAGAAGTACGGCGACAAATACTGGGGTCAGTGCGTCCTGGAAGCCGCCAAGAAGAACATCTCCCGTGGCATCAAGGAGGAGATGGCCGTGCAGTACGCCATGGAAGATCACCTCGACTACATGGACAAGACCATGAAGTCCATGGGCATGAAGGCCGAGGGCGAGTACGAAGAGGAAGGCCCTGAGTCCGAGTATTAGTCCGGGTTCACCCCGTACTCACGGTCGATCAGCCTCTGCAGGTAATAGAGGGCCTTCTCCAGGTCCTCTTTGCCATTTTTAGCCTTATGCCTAGTCACATACTTCACCACATTCCCCTCTAGGAAGTTGAGGTTGTTGGCACATATGTAGTCTAGGGGCTGGATGGCGCAGTCTGTGTAATGGCTTGGCTCGATGGCGTTGGCTTTAGATTTCATTTGTAAACGGTACGTTTTGGGCGGTGGCTCTTGGCCTTCTCCAAGAGCTGGTTCGTCTTGGGTTTGACTCCTAGCTCATCGAGTATGAGGAGGGCGCCCAGGAGGAGATCCTCCGTCAGCTCCATTTGTTCCTCAAGCCTCTCGATGGTCTTCTTGAGCTTCTCCTCACTCATTTGCCAACCAGACCCTTCAGGCTCTTGTTTTGGGCTGCCTTGGACTCGTTGAGCAGGCTCTCCAGATACATGTGGGTGTTGATCGTGGCAGTGTGATCCCACTTGTCTGCGTCTGGCGTCTTGTGCCAGTTCTTGGCCACTTCCACGTTGAGGATCTTCACCTTCTTCGTCTCCTTGTGGACGTAGATGAAGGCCATGCCGAAGTACTCGGCGTCAGTGAGTTCAATCTTTTCGTTCATTTGTAGCTGCGGTTGATCTTAACGGAATCTCCTTCAGGGATGATGATGGCGGTCCTTAGGACACAGCCATCGGTCACCATGATCGGGGTCTTGTA